TTAAGAAGCTCGAAGACAGTATCCATGACATACAGATTAAGGTGCTTGGAGATAAACAATCCCCATTAGGAATTATGTGGTATGCCTCCACAGATTTTTTTGGGACAATAATTGATAGTACGATAAAAGGGTTGAGACTGCGTCAGGGAAATATCCTTATTGGTGACAATAGTACCTGTTCGCAGTTCTTTAAAGAAGAACGGTTTAACGGTTGGGTTGCAGGTGAAGTTCATGTTTTACACGATGATTTGGTTCCAAACTCGCGTCGAGACAATTTTGAACAAAACGACAGTTATTATCTATTAACTGAGGAAATAGCATCTTGTGCTGCTTCAATTACAAAAGAATTGAGAAAACTATCGTATGACCGGAGTTTGAGCAATGAGAAAAAGGCAGTTGTACAAGCAGAAACAATTGATGATATTAATTCGCTATGCATTGAAGATCTGGATCTTAGTACCGAAAGCGATGAATTCACTTTAATGAATTTAAGCGATGGTGATTTAGAGGCAGAAAATGATTTTATTGAAAAGCTCTCTATGATAATCGGTAAAAAAGAAAAACAGACAAAATATACTGCACTTAACATAAACGATAGGTTAACCAACGAACAGAGAAGAATTTTAGAGCGAGTATTTGATTTAATTTGTGAGCAATATAGCGATTTAGAGGCAAAACGGTTTATCAATACAATAGCAAGCAAATTTTAGTGTCTATTATATATTCACAGAAATACCTCCCATATTTACGTGGCAATATCTAATTGCCAACGCTCATCTCAAGTTGAGGTGGGCGTTATTTTTTTACTCAGATCGAGGCTTTTGAAATAATTTTTGAAATTTCATGAAATTACCTCTTGACAACAAAACCGGCTAAGTAGTAGAATAAAAAGCGAACAAATGTTCTGTTGCAGAACAGGAAAGGATGGCTGACATGAAGCAGCAGGTGTTTTTTTGCATAGATATGAAGACCTTTTATGCCTCTGTGGAATGTGCGGAACGGGATCTGAATCCGTTTGAGATGGATCTGGTTGTCGCCGATGAGAGCAGAGGAAAAAACGCTTTATGTTTGGCTATCTCTCCGAAAATGAAGGCAAGAGGCATCAGAAACAGGTGCCGGTTGTCCGAAATTCCAGACAATATAGAATACATAATTGCTCCGCCGAGGATGCAACTGTATATCGAATATGCGGCAGACATATATGCTATCTATTTGCAATACTTTGATCCTGCAGATATTCATGTGTATTCAATAGACGAATCCTTTATTGATGTAACGAATTATCTGGATATGTACGGACTTAAAGCCCGCGCATTTGCAAAAAAGCTTATGAATGACTGAAATGTTGAAACCGGAATCCGGAGAGTCCATATACGATCCAACCTGTGGAAGTGCCGGTATGCTCATTTCAGCCATAGCGTACTTGAAGGCACAAGGCAAGGAATGGCGAAACGTGGCAGTCTACGGACAGGAAATCAATGCACTGACATCGGCAATCGGCAAGATGAACCTGTTCTTGCATGGTGTTAAGGACTTTAGCATCGTCAACGGCGACACACTTGCTTCTCCCGCATTCATCGAACATGGACGACTGCAACAGTTTGACCTTGTTCTGGCCAATCCCCCATACTCCATCAGCCAGTGGGATCGTGCCGCTTTCGAGAGCGATAAATACGGTCGTAACTTCTTAGGAGTTCCTCCACAGGGCCGTGCTGACTATGCTTTCCTCCAGCACATTATTGCGAGCCTCAAAGAGGGTACCGGTCGATGCGCTATCCTGTTCCCACACGGAGTCCTTTTCCGTAACGAGGAAAGTGCAATGCGTGAACGGCTGGTCCGCAGCGACCGAGTGGAATGCGTTATCGGTCTTGGGCCGAACCTGTTCTATAACTCCCCGATGGAAGCCTGCATCATGATCTGCCGTATGACAAAGCGACCGGAGCGGCGTGGACAAGTGCTCTTCATCAATGCCATAAACGAGGTTGAGCGTAAGAACGCACAAAGCTACCTTGAAGACCGGCATATTAAGCGAATCGCAACGGCTTATAAGAACTACTGCAACGACGGTGACTTCGCAAGGATCTTCTCCGCTCATGGAATGGTGCTGCGGCCCAAAGAGGACGTGATCGACAAGGATTTCTTCCCGCTGTTCATCAGTTCCGACTATTTCTTGGATGCGGCCATTAAGATTTCTGTGGGATCATTATCCCCGACAATCAACTGGCGAGACCTGAAGGAGTTGGAGTTTGAGCTGCCGGATATGGACACCCAACGTAAGCTGGCCGAAGTCTTGTGGTCCATTAACGATACGATGGAGGCCTATAAAAGGCTAAGCCTTATGGAAGGCTGCAGATCAGCGGCGTCGAAATCCGCCTCCGCAAGATTGGCCGTGAGTTGAACTTCCAGAAGGTGCATCCGCATAAGTTTCGCAGAACGCTGGCTACAATGATGAGGAAGTCCGATAATGTCCGCATATACTGTTTTCGGATCGTCTTTTTTACCCGGCATACCGCTCACCTCACTCCGCTTTGTGTCCGCCGACCTGCCCGTTTCGTTCAATCGTCGTAGCGCCTTCCTGCAGGTTCGTGCCCTTCAGAACAGCGTTTTTCCCATATCGGTTTTGCAATAACAATGTTGCCCGCTGAAGCCGGCGTTCCCGATCGTCAGTGGCGGCTTCCTCCGCGCGTTTTCTCTGCAATGCCTCGTAGTCAACAAACATACTCATCTGCTCCGGCGGGTCATCGGGAACATCGGACTCCGAAATCAAACCGCAGGCCGCGATGTTAACTCTGCGTATCAGCAGATCCGGGTCAACGACCTTTGAGTACAGTTCCATTACGGTGTTCATGATTCTCCGTGTGGAGCTGGTGTACCGCTCAAGGTTTCCGGTTCCGTGCGCATGGTTCGGATGCGGTCTGCCGTATGGATCGGCTGACACTTTTCCGGTATACGGCTTTCCTGTCTTCGCAACGGCAAACACCGTATCTTTCATCGTTTTGCCGGGGTACAGCACTTTCAGGCTTTCCCGGTCGTATCCGATTGTCAGAACCATCTGCTTTGTCACAAGACCTTTTCTGACGAGGTCAAGCACGAGCAGTTCAGTCATTTCCCGGACGATCAGGCGCCCTTTTTCATAATCATACGGCTCCTTGAGCACCTGACCCGATGAGAGTGAATTGGTGCTCGGACGGTACTTCCTGATCTCTTCAATCGTTGCCGGCTCCCAGCCCCAGGCGTGGTCAATCAAAAGCTCGGCATTGATTCCGAAAACTTTATACAGTTCACTTTCTTTTTCCTCATTGAGAGACGCCCTTGCAATATCGCCCATAGTATAAAGGCCAAGCTTCTCAAGTTTGGAGGAATAGCCGTGTCCGACGCGCCAGAAATCGGTGAGCGGACGATGACACCAGAGGAGCTCGCGGTATTTCATTTCGTCAAGCTCGGCGATCCTAACGCCGTCTTTATCCGCCGGCACGTGCTTTGCCACAATATCCATCGCAACCTTCGCAAGGAAAAGGTTTGTGCCGATCCCCGCCGTCGCGGTGATGCCGGTTGTATACAGTACCTCGCGGATCATGGTCATTGCCAGCTCATGGGCGCTCATGCGGTAAGTTGACAGATAGTGCGTCGCGTCGATAAAAACCTCATCAATGGAGTAGACATGGATATCTTCGGGCGCGATGTATTTCAGATAAATGGAATAAATTTTTGTGCTGTATTCCTCATACAGTCTCATTCTCGGCGGAGCGATATAGTATGACAGCTCCAAAGACGGGTCGGCTGCGAGTGCGGTTGAATCAAAAGACGCGGAAGCAAAGCTGTACTGTCCGCTCTCGTCTTTTCGTATATGACCGCTTTTGACTGCGTTTGAAAGTCTGACCCGGTTGGCTTCCTTCACTTTTTGGATAACCTCAAAAAGCCTTGCGCGTCCGGGGATCCCGTAAGCCTTTAAAGACGGGGAAACGGCAAGGCATATCGTTTTCTCTGTTCTGGATGTGTCGGCAACTACAAGATTTGTGGTCAAAGGATCAAAATGTCGCTCGACACACTCAACGCTTGCATAAAAACTCTTCAAGTCAATTGCGATATATGTGTGTTCCAAAAAGCGTCATCTCCTTCCTGTATTACATGCTATGTGGCGGGTCGTTCCACAAACCAGCGCCCGACTCGGGCGGCGAACAATTCACTTGTTTTCTCAAAAAACAAATGCTTCTCCACGCCATTGATTACAACGGTATAGCAGTCTCCCGTTCGTCCGTTTTCAAACGATGACGCGGGACGGAAATCCCTGACCGTCTCAATTTTGAACGTCCGTCCGTCTGACCAGGTGATCGCGCGCGGCAGCATATATCCCGTGGAATCAAAATCAGACGTCACTTTCACGTAGATCCTTTCCATTTGCCGCCGCATGCCTGCACCTCCCTTACCAGCCGCCGAACACCTTATCAAATGCCGGCAGCTCTACAGACGGCACGTTATAATTCCGAACCGCCATGGCTTCGTATTTATAATTCACAATAAACTCAGGCACATTGAATTCCTTCGCCATATCGAATGAAGTAAGGCAGCAGCCTGAATTTGAAATATCCTGCGCCTGTTCCTGCAGTTCTTCATACATACGGGCAAGCTCCTGCTGATAGGCGGCCATGCGCCGTATCCGCTTTTCGGAAGAACCGCCTGTAACAACGATCTCATAATGGCGATGATAATCTCTGACCGCCTGTTCAAAGGAATCCACGCTCTTTATATATGCCTGCACATCCGCGCTGTCAAAGCCGGTCATTTCAAGAAAGGTTTCTGTATTTATCATGGCATCGGCGGCGCCGATGTTCGCGTCCCGCTCCGTCCACGCTGTGGTCTTACGCTGCTGAAAGGAGTCGGTGTGAGCGCCTTCCCGCAGAAAACCAGGCAAATCCAGATGGGAGCAGACACCGTGAAACGCCTCATGAAAAGAGCCGAATGTGTATTTCTGTCTGCTAAGATTCTTATTGACACCGTAGTATACGGTGCCTTTTCTTTTTGTTATAAACCCGGAAAGACTGTCCCCGGGGTCGATATAGATGTATCCCATATATGCAAGAACATCGTCCGGCTCACGAGAACCGGCTTCATTCATAATGCGATCCATTCTTTTTAAATGCTCAAGTTTCAATCAAATCACCTCTGCCGGGAAACGCCTCGAAAGCGAAGCAAAAGATGCTTTGTCCCAATTATTCGTCACTCTCGGAGTCATCCCCGCGGGTGGAAGCCCTGCCGTACATTTCCCTGTCAACACTGTCAATAATTACGTCCGCTTCGGAGCGAATATCGGCCGTTCTGCTCTCCCACTCTGGCGTGCGGAATTTGTTAGGCGTAAATTTCTGTTTTGCGCGGATCTCCGCGTCGACCAGCACCTTCCTCATGACGGAAATGAAATCAAGCTGGTCTTCAGCGGAAAGCGTACCGCCTGCAAGAAGCGCATTGGTGCCGTCAAGATATGCCTGTGCAGAGTCTGCAGAACGCTTTCCGAACAATCTGCCCATCTCGTCAATAGCTCTTGCTTTTTCCATTTCAGCATCGGGATTATCCACACCGAGAAGTTCCTCAACGGTCATTCCGAAGGTCTGCGCCATTTTCACCGCTGTGTCTGCATATGGAATGCGGATGCCTTTCTCATAATTAACTATGGTGCTCGGAGCAACGCCGCATATTTCTCCAAGCTGCTGTCTTGTCATTCCGTTTCGTTTGCGAAGCTCTATAAGTCTTTCCCCAAACTCTGCGTACGGAATGCTTTTGTCGGTTGTCATAATGAACGCACCTCATTTGATCACGTCAGCGGCAGTTGACACACATTATTTCGGTTGTCCATAAGGTTTCAACTGCCACATCTGTGAGATTTGATGATAAATAATTCACGAAAGTGTAAAAATGCTATTGACAAATTCACGCTCGTGATGTATAGTAATAGCACGTCGTCACATTCGTGACTTATTTGACACGATTATACACCATCTTCACGTTCGTGTCAATACCTAATTTGCACGATTGTGAAAAAATTTTTGAAACTTCACGAACGTAAGAAGAGAGGCGGTCGATAAATGAGAAGAAACACGGAAGATATCAGGACACCGAGGAACAATGTCAAAATCGGTGAAAAGGTCATGCGCGGCATGGAACCGGTCGCGCTGATCAAACAGGGAGAAAAGAAGGATACCATTTCGCTTGAGGAATTCGCCGCCGCGCTTTACGGTCCGGGCACTCAGTGCATGATCATCCCGCCGAAATGATATAATGAAAATAAAATTATTTCCCTTATGGATAGGTCTGTATCCCGCGAGTGGGCGGCTTTGCTGATAGCAGATCATCCGGGAATCCCCTGCCGGGGTCACAAGGCATTACTGTTCGAAGGAGCTGTCCTGCAGGTGAAAAAGTCCTGAGGTACTGAGATAAGCCGGAGCAGTCAGAGATCAAGAGGATAACCATATCCTTTTCTCTGATTGCTCCGGCTTTTTCTGTTTATATCTGCCCCTCACAGCGAGAGGCGGATATAAGCTGAAAATAAGCTGAAAATTTAAAAATCTCAACTAACCTTGAGTGGCCATAAAGCGTTAGGTGGGATGCAGAACACTGTCGGAACTTTTCTGACAGTGAAGAGCATCGCCGCTTAGCCTTGCTATGTCTTTTTGCATTCCACAGAGATTGAAAAATCAATGAAAGGAATGCAAAAACATGAAAATCAAGTACACATTCGACAACGGAGAAACCATAGAGGTTGAGGTCTCGGAGGAAATCGGCACCGCATATATGGAGTTTAACCGCAGAGAGGAAGCTGTAAACAAAAAAGAACGCCGGCACTGCTACTCCCTTGACACCATCGACTATGAAGGTATCGATTACTGCGCTCCCGATTTTACGGAGGAATTATACGATGACAGAGAGGAGCGCGATACCCGTGTCCGTGCCGCGTTTTCCAATCTTTCGAGTGTTCAGCAGCGCCGTATTCAACTGTTGGCGGATGGCCTGTCTATCCGGGAAATTGCAAAGCGCGAGGGTAAGAATTACCGCACTGTCTATGATTCGATTGAGGCTGCAAAGAAAAAATTCTTGAAATTTTTTTGAAAACACCCCATCAAAAAGCCCTCTCAATGTCCGTATAGTGAGAGGACATCAATGACAATCAAATTCGTTCTCTCGGAAAGGATGGATCGTGTATGACACACGCGCTCAGAATTACCGTTTCAAAAAAGCCGAAAAGCGGCGGCATTGCGACGGTAAGAAACGTTTCCGTCAGAGAAAAGCTCCTGCGCTTGCTTCTCGGAGACAAAACGAAGCTGACAGTCATAGTGCCGGGCGACACTGTGGACGAGCTGGCAATCAGAGAAATCAAAGGAGGGTCAAGACATGAACAAAACAGAATTGTTCAAAACGGTTATTGACGAGATCGGCAGTCTGCACCAAAGCCTGCTGAATTTCTATGATGCTCTTACCTCGAATCAGGATTTTGAGGTTATCGACGAAACGGAAGATACCGCTCCCCAGCCAACAGTTACCCTTGAGCAGGTCAGAGCCGTTCTCGCGGAGAAAAGCCGCATGGGTATGACCGCCGCTGTACGAAATCTTCTCAGTGAGTACGGTGTGGAAAAACTCAGCGTACTTGACCCGAAGTACTATGCAGAGATCCTTAAGAAAGCGGAGGGGTTGAACAATGGCGCATGAAGCACACGCACTGCTTTCAGCCTCATCTTCCCACCGCTGGTTGAACTGCCCGCCGTCCGTGCGGCTAAGTGAAGGAATACCCGATCATGGCAGCGACTACGCCCGTGAGGGAACCGACGCGCACAGTCTCTGTGAATACAAGCTGAAAAAACTGCTCGGCATGGATGCCGCTGACCCAACCGAACAGCTTGACTACTTCAACGGTGAAATGGAAGAATGTGCGGAAAACTACTCTTCCTACATTATGGAACTAATGGAAAAAGCAAAGGAAACCTGCGACGATCCGGTCGTGCTTGTGGAACAGCGAGTAGATTTCTCCCGTTTCGTGGAGAACGGATTCGGTACAGCCGACTGTGTCATCATCGCCGACGGAACAATGAACGTCATTGACTACAAGCACGGCAAAGGCGTGGAGGTATCCGCCGATAACAATCCGCAGATGATGCTCTACGCCCTCGGCGCTCTGGAGATCTTCGACGGCATCTATGACGTCAATGAAATACAGATGACCATCTTCCAGCCACGGATCGGCAACGTCAGCGTAAGCAGCATGAAGAAGGCTGACCTTCTCAATTGGGCAAACGGTGAGCTGCGGGACAAAGCAAAGCTCGCCTACGAGGGCGGCGGTGAATATGCCAGCGGCGGGTGGTGCCGGTTCTGTAAAGCGAAGGCTGTCTGCCGCAAGAGAGCCGAAGAAAATCTCAAGATGGCGCGGTACGATTTCGCGCCGGCGGATACGCTGGATGAAACGGAGATCGCTGCTGTTCTTGACCGTGCGGATGAACTTGCAGCATGGGTGACGGATGTAAAAGAATACGCGCTTTCACAGGCACTGAGCGGTGTCCGCTATCCCGGCTATAAAGTGGTCGAAGGCCGCTCGGCACGTAAGTACACAAACGAGGAAGCCGTCGCCAACGCCGTAAACTCTGCCGGATATGATCCGTACTCACACAAGGTTCTCGGCCTGACCGAGATGCAGAAGCTTCTCGGCAAGCAGAAATTCACCGAACTGCTCGCGGATTACATTATTAAACCACAGGGCAAACCTGCGCTTGTACCGGAAAGCGATAAAAGACCGGAAATGACAACAACTATTGATGATTTTAAGGAGGACAACTGATATGTCAAAAGTTACCAACCCCACAAAAGTGATCACGGGACCGCAGACGAGATGGTCTTACGCAAACGTATGGAACCCTAAAGCCATAAATGGAGGTACGCCGAAATACAGCGTTTCTCTCATTATCCCCAAGAGCGACACGAAAACTATCGAAAAAATCAAGTCAGCGATCGAAGCTGCGTATACGGAAGGACAGGCAAAGCTCAAAGGTACAGGCAAATCCGTACCCGCGCTTTCCGCTATCAAGACCCCTCTGCGTGACGGAGACCTTGAGAGACCCGACGACGAAGCGTATAAAAACGCTTATTTCATTAACGCCAACAGTCCGACCGCTCCCGGCATCGTGGATGCGGACAGACAGCCCATCATCGAAACTTCCGAGGTGTACAGCGGCGTTTACGGCAGAGCCTCGATCAACTTTTTCGCGTTCAACTCTAACGGCAACAGAGGTATTGCCTGCGGTCTGAACAATCTGCAGAAGATCCGGGACGGAGAACCTCTCGGCGGAAAGGCAAGGGCGGAGGACGACTTCGCCACAGACGATGACGAGGATTTTCTCTGTTGATTCAAATACATTCTTCGGTGGGCGGCAGGAAGCTGCCGCTTGCCGATCTTCGAGGTGAAATATATGGCAAAGATCAAAAACATAGGTATCGACATTGAATCTTTTTCTTCTGTTGATCTTGTAAAGAGCGGTGTATATGCATATGCGGAAGCGCCGGATTTTGAGATTTTGTTATTCGGTTACTCTGTTGACGGCGGAGAAGTATGTGTAGTAGATCTTGCTTGCGGTGAAAGAATCCCCGATGAGATCACTAACGCTCTAACTGACGATTTAGTTACCAAGTGGGCATATAACGCGAACTTTGAACGGGTCTGTCTCTCGCGTTTTCTCTCTGACAACGGTATCAGCTTTGGCTCGCATTACCTGAATCCGTCATCATGGCGGTGTTCAATGGTGTGGGCGGCAACGCTCGGCCTGCCGCGTTCACTGGAAGGTGTCGGCGCGGTGCTTGGACTGGACAAGCAGAAGCTGACAGAGGGCAAGGAACTCATCAAATACTTCTGCGTTCCCTGCACTCCCACAGCGTCAAATGGCGGCAGAACGAGAAATCTTCCATCTGACGCACCCGATAAATGGGAACGGTTCAAAGCGTATAACTTGCGAGATGTGGAAACAGAAGAAGGCATCCGTCTGCGTTTGTCCAGATTTCCCGTTCCCGATGATATTTGGGATGAATACAACATCGATCAGGAAATCAATGACAGAGGTGTTGCGGTAGATATGGAGTTGGTGCGTCAAGCGATACGAATGGATAATCGCTCGCATAATGAGCTGACAGAAGCAATAAAAGAGCTGACCGATCTCGAGAATCCCAACTCAGTGGCACAAATGAAGCAATGGCTTTCGGATAACGGTCTTGAGGTCGAGAGCCTCGGCAAAAAGGAAGTGGCAGAAATACTCAAAACTGCTCCGCCTGAGTTTCAGAAGATACTGACGCTCCGTCAACAGCTTGCCAGATCATCCGTCAAAAAATACACGGCTATGCAGCACGCAGTCTGTACCGACGGCAGGATTCGCGGGATGTTCCAATTTTACGGAGCAAACCGAACAGGGAGGTATTCCGGCCGTATTGTGCAGCTACAGAACTTACCGCAAAACCATCTGCCGGATTTATCTAAGGCACGAGCCTTAGTCCGATCCGGTGATTATGATGCTGTCAAAACGGTTTATGGCAACGTGCCTGATACACTGTCTCAGCTTATACGAACCGCTCTTGTGCCGAAGAACGGTAGACAATTCATTGTGGCGGATTTCTCTGCGATTGAAGCGAGGATTATAGCTTGGCTTGCCGGAGAATGTTGGAGGCAGGAGGTCTTTGAAAACGGGGGCGACATTTACTGTGCGTCAGCGTCACAGATGTTCAAAGTGCCTGTTGAAAAACACGGTGTGAACGGGCATTTGCGACAGAAGGGTAAAATTGCGGAACTCGCCCTCGGATACGGCGGTTCGACCGGCGCGCTCAAGGCTATGGGCGCGCTTGAGATGGGGCTTGATGAAGCCGAACTGCAGCCGCTCGTTACGGCTTGGCGAGAATCCAATCCGAATATTGTCCGTCTGTGGTGGGATGTTGATCGATGCGTTAAGGACGCTATCAAAAGGAAAACAAAAACAGAGCTTCACGGTCTGGTTTTTGAGTGCCGGAGCGGAATGCTGTTTATTACACTTCCGTCTGGGCGAAAACTTGCCTATGTCAAGCCGCATATTGGCGAGAACCGCTTCGGCGGTGAGTCAGTGACATATGAAGGAGTGGGCAGTACAAAGAAATGGGAACGGCTCGAAAGCTACGGTCCCAAGTTTGTGGAAAATATTGTGCAGGGCATCGCAAGGGACATCCTATGCTTTGCAATGATGACACTCCGGCACTCTGATATTGTCGCCCACGTTCACGATGAGCTGATCATCGAAGCAGACGGGCGTTTGTCACTTGGGACGGTCTGCGATCAGATGAGCCGCACGCCTCCCTGGGCTGAAGGACTGCTGCTCCGTGCCGATGGTTATGTATGTGAGTTTTATCAGAAAGATTAGGAGAAATAATATGAGAATAGATTTAAAAAATGCGGAGAGTTATGACGATCCCACCTGCTACCATGCGATAGTTGCTATTGAAAAGGAAAAACGGAAGCGGTTCAAGCCTATTGTTTATATATGCAGTCCTTATGCCGGAGACGTAGAGGTTAACACTGCAAACGCGAAAAGGTACTGCCGTTTCGCTTATAGAAGCAATGCCATCCCCATCGCGCCGCATCTGCTTTATCCGCAGTTTCTCAATGACGCAGATCCGGATGAGCGGGAGGACGGACTCTTCATGGGGCTTGTTCTGCTGAGTAAATGCAGAGAACTTTGGGTATTCGGCGACAATATCTCAAGAGGGATGCAGGCGGAAATCGCTAAAGCCAAAAACCGAAATATGACTGTGCGGTATTTTACAAATGATTTAAAGGAGGTAACGCCATGAGCACTGCGTTTTCACTCCTAATCTGGGTGGCGCGCTGTCGAGGGAATAAGACGAACTGCCTTTATCCCGATTTCCATACGGCAACGGATATTGAAACTCTCAAAAAACTGGTGGCGAACGACCACACCTTCATCTGCTTCAAAAACAACTACCGTGACAGCAGTAATTTCCTGTTCACAGATACGCTGGTCATGGACTGCGACAACACTTTTTCAGACGATCCGAACGACTGGATTACAAAAGAGGATATCATTGCCGGTTTCCCCGACGTGGCGATGATTCTTTACACGAGCCGCAACCATATGAAGATAAAGGAAGACAAAGCGCCGAGACCGAGGTACCATATCATCTTCTTCATTGACAGAATTACAAGCCCGGAGGCCTATAAAAGACTTGTCAAAAAAGTGCAGGAGTTTTTTCCATGTTTTGACCCTAAGGCTCAAGATGCGGCACGCTTCTTCTACGGCAATCCCGAATCAGAAATCTATGTGCAGCCCGGTAATCTGAATTTATCTATGTTTTTTGATGAGGATGGATTCGCTCATATGGATCGGGAAATCCGGGAAGGCAGCCGAAACGACACGATGTTCCATTGGGCTGTCTGCTCCATGAAGCGATACGGCAACACGGCGGATACCAAGGAGTTCTTTTACCGTCAGGCGGAGAGATGCGTTCCTCCGCTCGACGGTGAGGAACTCGAGTCCATCTGGCGCAGCGCGGCCAAGTATCATAAGAAGATCGCCAGCCAGCCCGATTACATCTCTCCCGAAGTGTACAACAGCTCCATCCCGGTGTGGGAAGAGCCTATCCCATTCGGCCGGTACAAGCTGGATCCTTTCCCCGTTGACTCCCTGCCGGAGGATATCGGCGACTACGTCAAAGCCGTCGCGGAAAGCACCCAAACGCCTGTCGATATGGCCGGGACAGCCGCTCTTACGCTCATCGCTGTGTGCGTACAGGGCAAATACGCGATCCGCGGGAAATCCGACTGGATCGAACCGCTGAATCTATTTACTAACATAATAGCAAGCCCCTCCGAACGAAAATCGGCGGTGCTTCACGCCGACGTGTATCCGCTCGACGAGTACGAGGTGAAGTACAACCTCCGAAACGCCGCGCGGTATCAGAGCGTGAAGATGAGAAAACACGTGCTGGAACGCCGTCAGAAAGCAATCGAGGACTCGGTCGCCAAAGGAAAAGCCGATCCGCGGGAGCTGGACGACGTCGCGCGGGAGCTTGCGGATTTCATCGAAGAAAAGCCGCTGCAGCTGTATGTTGACGACATCACCACGGAGAAGCTGGTTTCGGTGATGTCTGCCAACAAAGGCCGGGCGGCGATCGTTTCAAGCGAGGGCGGTATTTTCGATACACTGGCTGGCATCTATACCAAAAACGTAAATATTGACGTCATGCTTAAAGGATACTCTGGCGATACCATCCGCGTCGATCGCATCGGACGCGATAGTGAAAGCGTTATGAATCCTTCTCTGACGATCCTACTGATGACCCAGCCGAAGGTTATTTCCGAAGTTCTCGGAAACGCTACCTTCCGCGGCCGCGGGCTGACGGCACGATTTCTCTATTGTCTGCCGTCGTCCACCGTGGGAGACCGAAGGTTTCAAAGCAATCCTGTGCCCGATGAGCTAAGGCTGAGATATGAGCGAAAAATGGTGAATTTGCTTGAGGAGGAATACCCTGAAAAGCCGGAAACCATAACTCTTTCCGAGGGTGCTTTCGCAGTACTCAGAGAGTTCGCAGATGAGATCGAGGCGAAGATCAAAACCGACTATTCTGAAATCGCTGCCTGGGTTGGAAAGCTGACGGGCAACACGCTGCGCATTGCGGGTCTTCTCTGCAGAGCGGGTATTTTCCGTGTAAGTGAGTTTTTGAGCGAAAACGAACCTCTGGTAGTTGATGAACTAACCATGAAGAATGCCATCAAACTTGGACGGTATTTCTTGAGTCACGCCATGGCGGTGTATGATGTGATCCCCGAAGCCGCTATGCACAAAAACGCAAACCGGATACTTCAGATGATCAGGGACAAAAACCTCAAGGAATTTGATCGCAGGACAGCTATGAGAAACTGCCGTTATTTCAAGACTGCCGCCGAGATACAACCTGTCCTCGATTTTCTCGACGACTACGGCTATATCATCAGACAGGCGGACAAAAGCACAGCCTTTGGACGGCCGCCACTTCCAAAATACTCAGTCAATCCTTCACTTTTTCCAGAAAGAAGTGAATAAAAGCAGACTTTTGTCACATTGTCACGCTTCCCTAAATATAGGCAAAATAAAGATTATTTCTTTCTCTTTAGAAAAATGTGTATATGCCTTATAGCACTGCGGACATTGTGACAAAAGCCGATCCGTCAAACGGACATTCAGAAAGGAAAAGTTATGAGAGAAAAACAAATAGAACAGAAGCTGATGAAAGCAGTCAGGTCTGCAGGCGGTATCGCACCAAAGCTTGTATCACCCGGTTTCGACGGAATGCCTGACCGCATGGTGCTGATGCCGGGAGGACATATTGGATTTGTTGAGGTTAAAGCTCCCGGCAAAAAGCCGAGACAGCTTCAACTGTCGAGACACCGTCTACTTCATCTGTTGGGCTTCAGGGTGTATGTAATTGACCGCGCGGAGCAAATAGAAAAAATCATATGTGAGATCGGAGGTGATGACGAATGAAGTTCATACCGCACGAATATCAGAAATACGCCGTTGGGTACATTGAAACACACCCCGTTTCCGCTATTCTCCTTGATATGGGCCTCGGCTGAGGAAAGACGGCTATCACGTTGACAGCGTTAAACGATCTGCTGTTTGACAGCTTTCAAATACACAAGGTTCTCGTCATAGCTCCGTTAAGGGTCTGTATCCAATGGAAATATGAGGCGGATAAATGGGATCATCTGCATAACCTCATCTGCTCAGTCGCTTTGGGAACCGCTGACGAACGCAGAGCGGCTCTTACGCAAAAAGCTGATATTTACATCATCAACCGCGAAAACGTCCAATGGCTGATTGAGAACACCCGGTTCGATTATGACACAGTCGTCATTGACGAGCTGTCGTCTTTCAAAAATCATCAGGCAAAGCGGTTCAGAGCCATGATGGAGGTCAGACCGAAGGTGAAGCGCATCGTGGGACTGACGGGTACGCCAACCGCAAACGGGTTGATGGATCTGTGGGCGGAATTCCGGCTTTTGGATATGGGACAGCGCCTCGGCCGCTTTATCGGGCAGTACCGCACAGCGTACTTCAAGCCGGACAAGATGAACGGGCAGATCGTGTATTCCTATAAGCCTTTACCCAGCGTGGAAGAACAGATCTATGAGAAAATCTCAGATATCACGATCTCCATGAAAGCGGCCGATCATCTGCGAATGCCGGAGCTGATCAGTACAAACCGCACGGTGCGGTTATCAGATGACGAGGAAAAAGCATACGGGAATATGCGGAAAGAGCTGGTGCTTCAGCTGCCGGACGGCGAGGTCACAGCCACCAGCGCCGCGGCGCTTTCCAACAAGCTCTGTCAAATGGCGAACGGCGCGGTCTATACGGACTCCGGCGATATCGTAAAGCTCCACGAGCGCAAGCTCGATGCACTTGAGGATATTGTTGAGAGCATGAACGGCAAGCCCCTGCTGGTGGCGTACTGGTTCAAACACGACCTTGACCGTATCAGCGACCGCCTGCACAAACTGCATATTCCGTTTTCGCGGCTGGATACGGAAGACAGCATCCGCAGATGGAACAACGGCGAGCTGCCTGTCGCGCTGATCCACCCGGCTTCGGCGGGACACGGATTAAATCTTCAGAGCGGTGGTTCGACCCTCGTGTGGTTCGGCCTGACATGGTCGCTGGAACTGTATCAGCAGACGGTGGCGCGGCTGTGGCGGCAGGGTCAGCAAAGCGGAACCGTGGTGGTTCAGCACATCGTGACCGAAGGCACCATCGACGAACAGATCATTCATGCATTGAAAAGAAAAGACAAAACACAGGCCGCTTTGATAGAGGCGGTCAAAGCCAATCTGAGACAATGAGAGTCAATCCGAGGGAAAAAATAAAAATCCCGGAGGTATGGCTGTGACAGCAAAAGAATTTCTGAATCAGGCTTACAGGCTGAATGAACTGATCGATTCGGATGCGGAAGAACTGGAAAGGCTCCGCAGTCTGGCAACACGGATATCAGGTTCAAATTACGGAGTTCGTGTGCAGACATCAGGAAATCCCGAACCACAGTTTGTCCGCTATCTTGATGACATAATTGAAATGGAACAGAAGGTTCACCGCGAACTATGTGAGCTGGTGGTCTTGAAAAAGAAAATCACGGATTCTCTTGAAAAAGTGGATAATCGTGACGAGCGACTGCTTCTGACATACCGTTATCTCAACAACCATACATGGGAGCAGATCGCATCCATGCTGAGCGTTTCCGACAGAACGGTACAGCGTATTCACGCTTCAGCTCTGAAAAATTTTCAGGTACCGGCTTAAAGTTGGCACACTTTGCCGTAGTTTGGCGGAAAGTTAAGAGTTATAATGGTAGTATGAAAAAGTGTATATGAGACGAGCCTCACGGGAGCAATCCCGCGGGGCTTTCTTTATACAAAAATAAAAGACACGGTATCGGGATAATCAATCCTTTTCCGTGTCTTTTGTCTGTTATACGCTTTTGGATTAGCGGGCTTTCTGGTAACGGGGTTTATTCCGTTCCAAGTGTTCCTGCGTTTCCGATCCAGCTCTCGTTTCTTTTTCTTTGAGAGCTTCTCGTAAGGTGTGAATTTTTCCATACGTGATAACCTCCTTAGATTAAATGGTGTAGGTGATAATATGCCGAAACGGCCGAAAAGACCATGCAGTGTTCCCGGCTGTCCGAATTTGTGCGACGGTCAATACTGCGATGAACACAAAACCGGCGAGAACATAAAGTACAACCGATATATGCGAAGCGATCACAGCAAGAAGATATACAGCAGTAAACGCTGGAGAATTGTCCGTAAGCAGTACTTTGAGGAGCATCCGCTGTGTGAGGACTGCCTGCTTGAAGGAAAGACGACCTCCGCCGAAGAGGTGCATCATATCAAACCCCTTTCAGCGGGCGGCGATCCGTACTCGTTCAGCAACCTTCGCTCCCTGTGTCGATCTCATCATTTAAAAGAACATCACAGGCTCGGAGACAGGTAACTAAAACAAATCGGAGTGTGTGCCGGTGCGGAACAAAAACAGCTCTATGTCCTCTTTATCAATTCTATAGATCAGAAGCCAGTCAGGTTCAATATGACACTCTCTGAAATTGCTGTAATTGCCCGTTAAACTGTGGTCTTTATATTTTTCGGCAAGCGGCTGTTCATTTGCCAAAGTGTTAACAACCGTCCGAAGCTTACCCATATCGAAGACGCGTTTCTGCGCAAGCTTCAAATCCCTTTTGAACTGGTTTGACGAAACAATATTAAGCATCGGAAAGCACCTCGTCCATCAGCTCATCAAAAGAGCCGTATCTTTTGTACTTTCCGGGATTCTTTTTCATCTCGTCATATTCGGAGAGAGCCGCAACGGTTTGTGCATTCGGCGTTGTTCTCTTAATTTCAAAAGGAATACCGTTATTGTTGACTGCCGTCTTTAAGAACAGCGTGATAGCGGAAGACATATTCAGACCGATGTCATCAAACAGATTTTCGGCAGACTTCTTCAGTTCCGAATCAACTCTAACGTTAATGTTTGTGGAAGCCATAGTTTACACTCCTTTTTTATTCTTTCATCTATATTATATGCCGAAGCCATCAATGTGTCAACACAATTATTTAATATCTAATGACAATGTTTTACATTTGCGCCCCCAGGGGCGGTTTATATCTCTAAAAAAGAAAAATCTCCACAGCGGCCCGGGGCTTCGTGTGAAAAAACGGCGAAATCAGAAGGGCAATAGGAAAAACCGATTTTACATAAGGGAAGGCGGTGAAAAAATGCCGACAAAATCAAATAACACGGGCGGTCGCGGCGGCAAAAGACCGGGCGCGGGTCGCAAGCCTAAAGGCATCGCGGAGAAAACCGCCAATGGCAATCCCGGCGGCAGGAAGATCACCGTGCTGGATATCCCCGACATCGAGGGTATCGATATGCCCAAGCCGGACGATATCCTCTCAGCCACGCAGAAGGACGGCACAAAACTCAAGGCCGCCGAAATATATAAGGCTGTGTGGGAATGGCTTGATAAGCTGAACGCCACGGCATATATCTCGCCGCAGG